TTAAGATTCGTTATTACCCTGTTTTCAGTCGCACTTAGCTTGTTACAGCCAAGTGCAAAAAAAATAAACGGTCATTACCCCGTCTACAGTAACGCATCGTTATAGTACAACCTATTGCTAGGCAGAGGCGGTTTTGCTATACCCCTTTACATACTGCTCAAAACGCAGAAACACTCTAAGCCATAACGACGACTTTCGAGCTATCCGTGGGTTACAATGGCACAGTAGAGCCCACTCTTTTGGTTTGTTTGCTTCAAGCAAGATCCGACTGTGCATATAGCACAGACTCAATGCTGTATTTGTTGAGAAGCTATATTACTTGTGTTTGTTAAGTGATTCAGTTAATGCCTTAGAACTGCCAACTCTTACGTTAATAATGCCGTTGTAGTATTCATCAGTTTTAAGAACTTCACGGTCAAACTGTTCTTTGGCTTCTAAATAACTTAGTTCGCCTCTACCTTTACAGAAGTACAGTATTTCCCTTGTGAAGTTTTTTTCGCCTAAATGTTCAACATCTTCTTGTAAGTGTGGACTACTACCCCAATAGGTACGCCAGTCACTTTCTTTAGTTGAACGTCTTTTGTTTTTCTTGCCTTTGAGAGGTTTTTTAGTAACTTTAAATTTTGTTAGCTTTTTGCCAATGTATTTTTTGTTGTTTGTGAGATTGGTAATGAGATATACAAACCCTATGTATTCCTCGCTAATCTCTTCTACTATTTTGCCTTGATAAGTCCATTGCATGTTTGTCTATTAGCAACAATTATATATATCTTTTTTAACGTTTGTCAACCGGTTTATTGTATGTTTTTTAAGATTTCCCAAGTTTGTTTATATCCTTGATCAATCTGATGAAAATGTGTACTTGCTTGTGCGGCTGTAAAATCATTGCCGCCCGGATTACAATGGTCTCCAAAGTAAATTGTTTTACCTTTTTGTTCTCTAATTGCTTGACTCTTGTCACAGCCTGTTTTGAATATATCTATACTTGTTTGTCCAGCTACCTGAGCAATACTGTTTGTAAATTCTTGATTGTAGTACATAGCAACTGTATCTCTGCCTTTGTTTACCTTTTCCCATTCGGCATATCTAGCACGTTGATCCCAATTGGCATTACGCCCGACTATACTAAAGTTTGCAGTACCTGTACGCTGTTCAATATGATTGCCGGTCATTTCAGGATAATCAAATGTATGCAGTATGGCTTGTAAAAAAGTATGCTCTACTTCTGACAATGACCAATCGCTTTTGTATACCTCTTTGTTTCCAACAAATACATGATTGCCACTACAATGATATACTCTTGCAAAACTATTGGTTAAATCTTCGCCAATCTGCTCAATGGTTTTAGGTCTATCGCTTCCTGTGACAATCATACAAGTATGTTGTTTGACAAATTGAAACATAAAGTCTTTGAACTCAGGGACTATCTGTCTCCTTGGATCAGTAAGCGTACCATCTACATCAAACATATAAACTGTATCAGTCATCTGTCTCTTTCATTTCTTCTGGATACCATTTGTGTAAAATATCCAAAGGTAGCTTTTTTTGTTTTGTTTGTGAAAAATGTGGACTGTCTTTTATAGTAAATGTTGGAGATAATCCAGTAAGTGTGCTAGTAGTTGTTGTGTCTCCTATACTGACAGTATAGCTGTCATTTTCTTGTGTTACAAAAGGAGCTTCATTGACCAACCAAGTTTCAAAATCATCATCACCTTTTTGACCTTTGTTGTTAAAACTGTCAATTATATTTTGTTCAGTTTGTGTTGTACTACCTATATCTAACAAATCTTTTGTTTTCACAAATTCCTCCTCTGTTTTACCGCACCAGTCGCATTCAGTGCCTTTTGGAAATCCTACTACATCCATTTGCTTGTTGCAATAATGCTCCCACCATTCAATTGTTGTATCATTTGGCATCAACAAACTCCGTGTCTGTACTGAATGTTGTAAAGCCACCTTCCTTGATTACTTGTAGTATTGTGTTTACACGACCTACAAGTTCATCTCTGTGTGAGATTAAGAAGATGTTTTTGTTGCGTTCACGTTCTATCTTTTTAAGTACGCCCAATGCACCATCAACACCATTGGTATCCATGCCGCTATCAATAAGTTCGTCGATAGCTAAAAAGTTGATTGGTGTATTCATACTTTCAAAAACGTCTCTGAAACTCCAACTCAGTCCTAGTATCAGTCTGTTGCGTTCACCTCTGCTAAGATTATCAAAGTCTAAATCTCTGCCTAGTTCTGTAATTTCAACTGTCAAGTCAGGCTGAAAAGCAACTTCATGTGGCAATCCTAGCTTGGTCAAATAATAAGCTAATCTACTATTCAAGTATTGTAAGTTTTGTTCAATGATACGTTTTCTAATAAAGCTGTCTTTGTTGGTTAGTAGTTTGTACAAAAAGTCCTGGTGATCTTTTACAGTATTCAACTGATTCATTGTATCCCAGGTTATTTCTTGCATACCAGTATCACGTAGACTATCTATTTGCTCCTGATATGTGTCAACTTCGCTAGACTTTGCATCAACTTGACTACGCAAATTTTCCAGTTCAGTGTTGTGTTTGTGTGCTTCAGCTTCTGTGTTGTAGTGTGTAACTGGAATTTGTCCTAGTTCTCCTAGTTCACTAATAGCATCAAACCATTCTTTTTCTTGTTCGTGATTTGCTTTTACTTGTTGCTGTGCATCGCTCAACTGTTCTTGTTTGCTACTTAAAATACTTTCTTGTTTTTCATCATGTATCTCTTGTCCACAAGCATGACACTTGTGATCTTTCAACAAATTTATTTCTTTGTTAAGTTTATCAATCAGCTTTTGCTGTTTAGTATTATCACTTTGAATACTAGATAACCAACGTTCAGCTTCGTCTTTCAGTTTTTTCTTTTCTAGGTAATCACTCAACAACGTATGATTGCTAAGTTCAGTTTGGATATCTATTTTTTCCAATGTGTTTATTTGCTGTTGGAGACCTTGGACAGTAGACGTCTGTTGATCTCGCCATATTTTTTGCCTGCGTTCCAAATCACCAACACTTTTCTCAATCCTGGCATTTGCTTCTTCAATAGCTTTAATTCTATACTCTTCTTCTTTGATTGCATCTCTGGTCAACCTTTGTTGTTCTTTGAGAACCTCTGCTTTTTCACTAAGCATTGTAATACCTAGCAGTTGCTCAATAATCGCTCTCTGATCGTTAGCCTTCATACTGAGAAAAGGTTCTGTGTATGTGTTTAGTGCAACAATGTGTTTGAACATGTCATGACTCATACCAAACAGTTTTTCTATTTGTGCTTGAGTCTGACGATTTTCACCTTGTGCTTCGTCTTCGTCAACGTTCTGTTCATTGACATAGTATTTAAGCGTATTGGGCCTTCTACCTCTTTCAATGCGATATTGTGTGCCATCTTTAACAAAATCTAGTGTAACCAACATGGCTTTGCCATTTGTTTTGTTTATCAAGTTGTCTTTGCGTATGTTGGTTAGTGCATTGCCATAGATAGCATAGCTGAGTGCATTGATAATAGTAGTTTTACCTGTACCATTACGACTGCCATCTCCACCCAAGTCTACATTGTTTCCAAGTACAAGTGTTAGTCCATTGTCTGTAAAACGTACAGCCTGTGTAACGTTACCAACACTCATAAAGTTTTTAACGGTTAAATCTTTGATTACTATCATAGGTTGTTGTATATATCCACTAGAAGTTTCTTGTCTATTAGGTCACTGTCAACAGCATTTAAACTATTATACACTATTTGGTCTACATTTTCAACTTCAATATCGTCTACTACTCGCCAGTCCTGTGCATGTTCTTCTTTTTTAGTAGGCATAAGTGTTATCTCTCTTACACCAAACTGTTGACTGAATGTTTCTTTGATAAAAGTTGCTTCTTCGTAACTGATTGCAATGTCCAATGTTGCTCTGCAATAAGTTTTATCATTGAGTATCACATCTGGTTCATCTATCAGTCTACTCAAACTAACAGTTCTATATCTTGGGCCTGCAAAGTCTACATACTCAGGCTTGCCTCCCCATTCTAATATCATCATACCACGTTCATCGTCCCAAGCATCAGCATAGTTGTGTGGAAAAGGACTGCCCAAATAGTGTACATTGCCTTTGTGTTGTCGTTTGTGAAAGTGTCCAGTAAACACATACTCTGGACCTTGCAAGTGTTCTGCATTCAGTTGTCCGTGATCTGGCATTTCTACCATAGCATTCATTTTAAAGTAAGGCAGTTCAAAATGTCCAAACATGTATCTACATTTTGTTTTGCTTACTTGTGTCCATTCGTCTCCAACTAACCAAGGCACAAGTGCAACATCATCTTGTACAAGTGTTTGTTCATTTACAAGATGTACATTGTCAAACAGTTCTGCATAAGGCAAACTGTTATAGTCACGTTTTTCTCTGTAGTACAAATCGTGGTTGCCAGTAATCATGTAAACACGTTCAAATGCTTCACTTAGTTTGCGTACATTGTTTACACTGTAATTGAGTGTGCTGACGTTTACACTGGCTCTGTGATGATGCCAGTCTCCTAAGAATATACAGGTTTCGCAGTTATTGGCTTTTGCTTGTTGCACAAACCAATCCACAAACTCTGCACAATCTTTGTTGTGTGTCTTGCTGTTGTTTTTGTTGCCAAAGTGTATATCAGTAAAACAGGCAACGCGATTAAAAAATGTCATGGTTGTTCATATATCCAGGTTACAGTTTTGTTTAGTATAGTTTCATAACTATACCTTGTCAACCTAGATATTGAATCCGTGTTCCTTGCGTTCTTTATCTGCTTTTTCGTCCCATTTGGCACGTTCTGCCATCTCATGTTCAATTTGGCGTGTCCAACTTGGTGTTTGACCTGCTTCTTGTAGTAGGTCGTCTCTGATGTTTTGATTGCGTTTCTCTAGGTTAAGCACCCTAGTGAAACTGTTGGTTACTGCGGCTGTGTAGTATGCAAAAGGATTTTCACTTTTAAGTTCGTTGAACTGTAATCCAATTTGTGACAACTGCAATAATGCATGGCTACGCATTTCATCTACATATGTGTATCCTCGCCAGTTGCTACGCATACTGTACCTCTCGCATAATTTTATAAACATTTTTGCTAGATTGTTTGATATAGCACCATGTTGTGTGTTGAATTTACCATTGTCAAGTCCACCTTCCCAATGGCTCCTAAGGCATTCTTTTAATTCACCATGCACATATGCATAGTGCTTAAAAGGAGGAAAGTTGCACTTGCTGTGATGATCTGCTACTGTTTTAGGTTTGTTTTTTCTACCAGGCTCTAATGGTACATGTTCAAATGTCATTAGTCTAAAAACTAGACTTTGTTCGTCTATTGTGTCTGGATCTATTTTGTAATTGATTTGTTTTGGTTTCTGACTTTGTTTGCTTTTAGGATCATTATACCATTCTAAATATGCAGTTTCGTATGCTTCTGTACTTAATTGTCTTGCTCTGTTTTCTTTTGCTGTTTGAATAACTTCAGGTTTGTTAACATCTTCTAAGTCTTCGACGATTGTATCAAATCTTGCATATTCGTCGTCTAGTACATAACAAAAGCTCAATTTGCTTTTGTGTATTTCCTTTAGCATGTCCTTGTTGTTTAAATAATTTTGTTTCCTCATTGTAATTCCTTATTTGATTCCATTATACACAATATTTGGTGCAATGTCAATAACTACACATATAATTATCCTATAAATACAACTATAGGAGACACCCAATGAAATATGCACAGTTGACAGAAGATATAGCAAAAGATATTGCTGTTTTTTACGGTGGTAGATTTCAGCCTATGCACAAAGGTCATCATAAGGTTTATATGGATCTAGTGGAACAGTTTGGTTCCTCTAACGTATTTATCGCTACTACAGTAAGCAAAACTGCGACACCTGAGCGTGATCCTTTTAGCTTTGATGAAAAACGTATGATAATGAATGACATGTTTAACATACCTTTGAACAACATAGTGCAGACACAACCATACAGACCAGACGTAAAACTAACTGGCAAAAACCCAGATGATACTGCGGTTATACTTGTATTCAGTGCCAAAGATGCAGGTAGGTTAAAAAGAGGTGGCTTCTTGCGAGATTATGAACCAGGTGCTGAAATGGTACCTAGTGACCAAGGTGCTTACATACTTGAAGTGGGCATACAAGAAGGCGGTATGAGTGCTACAGATTTTAGAACAGCAATGAAGAATGACAGCCTAAATGACAATCAAAAGATGATGATTTTTAGAGAATTTTTTGGCACTATTGAGCCCAAAACATACGAATTTATAAGGGATAAACTTAATGCCAGTGCTAGCTAAAAACCGTGCTAAATTAGTCTTAAAACCA